ATAGAAGCTAAGTATTTAGTTACTTCAGACGTAAAAGTATTGATAGGTAAAAAAATAATTTAAAATAAATCAAAAAAAGCTTGCATATATCATTTATATTTTGTATGTTTGCATAGTCAATAATAAATAATAAATAACAATTAAAACCCGTAAAATTATGGCAACAATTATCACAGTAGGATTAAACAAAGAAAAATTAGAGTTCAACGACAAAGGATGGGCTAATGTAACAATTACAGTACAAGATGAGACTAATCAATACGGTCAGAACGTTTCAGCTACTAACAATCAGTCTAAAGAGCAGAGAGAAGCTAAAGAGGCTAAGGTGTATGTAGGTAATGGTCGAGTAGTTTGGACCTCAGACGGTACTATTCAAAAAGCTGACTTCGTAGAGTCAGGGACAGTGGCTTCAGAGCAGTCTACAGCAGGTAGAGAGACTCCGGATCTTCCGTTCTAAATTACTAAGGGAGGTGTAAAAGCCTCCTTTATTCTTACCACTATATTAAAACCCTTTTTTAAAACCCTAAAATTATAACAAATGATTGCAACTATAGAAAGTCTCAAAGAAAAAATACTAGACGTAAAGTATGATAGAATCGAGCAAGGCTTGAAACTAGACATACCTGAGATAGACGAATGGTTGCGGTTTAAGAGAGGTGCTTTTAATATATGCGTAGGACACGCTAATACAGGTAAAACAACTGTAATACTCTATATGATGATGGCTTATGCTTTAAAGCACGATTTAAAATGGTTGATTTTCTCTTCAGAGAACAACGATTATTCAATAGCACGGAAATTAATAGAGTTTAAAACAGCTACACCCGTACAGCAAATACCTGATGCAGTTATAGAAACTGAGTTACAATGGATCAACGATCACTTTAAAATTATCACAGTAGACAAAATCTACACAGCTAGAACCTTAATGGGTGAAGCTCAAAAGATAAAAGAAGTATACGATTATGATGGTCTGTTAATAGATCCTTACAATTCACTCGCTAAAGACGCAGCGTTATTACGCTCAGTAGGTGGTCATGAATATGACTATCAGATAGCTTCAGAGATGCGACTATTTTGTAAGAGGAACTCAGTATCAATGTGGTTAAACACTCACGCTGTAACAGAAGCTCTAAGACGTAAACACCCTAACGACCATGAGTATGCAGGACTACCTATGCCTCCTAGTATGGCTGACGTAGAAGGTGGCGGTAAATGGGGGAATAGAGCAGACGATGTGATTACTATTCACAGGTATACTCAGCACGCTGAAAAATGGATGTTCTCGGACATTCATGTAACTAAAGTTAAGGAGACTGAAACAGGAGGTAGACCTACACCACAGGACCAACCTATATCAATGAGAATGCAGCCTTCTAACACTCAGTTTACTATAGCAGGCAAAGATGTAATATCATCAAATAAATTTAGTACTAAACTTAAATTTTAAAAAAATGACTAAAACTAATGAAGCTATAGAGTTATTAGCAAAGAATCACGATGAGTTTATAGTTATGGCTAAAGCTATAGCAGGTAATAACTTTGAGGTTAGAAACTACGCTGAGGACTTTATTCAGGACGCTTATATAAGGCTTATGAGATATGATGACTTATATGATAAAATTATAACAGATGGTAAAGCTGCAAAAGGCTACATGTTTTTTACAGTTAGGTCTATTATAGTTAATGAGATGAAGCGAGTTAAAAAGTGTAGATATAACTTCTTAGGTGATCAGTACGATATTGAGGAGAAGTACATGTTAGAAGATAAAGGTATAGATAAAGATAAGTTAGCTGAGGAACTTCTAGAAACTAAGATGTATGAAGTTCTAAAATCAAAAGTTGATTGGTTCGACTATGAGCTGTTTAAAACTTACTTAAAAACAGGTAAGTCATTCAGGACTTTAGCTGACGAATCTAAGCTAGGTATTCAAACTATATACTTATCTATAAAGCAAAGTAAACTGATTATAGCTGAAGAGCTACACGAAGACTATATAGATTTTAAAAATGGAGAATTAATATAAACCTTAAAAAACAATAAAATGGAATTAAACGAAAAAATCTTTCAATTAAACGACGAAGGCTTCACAGCCGGTAAGATCGCTCAGAAGCTAAGAGTAAAAAAGGCAGTAGTTCAAGACATCTTAGGTGATGCAGCCAACAAAGGCTTGGGTGACACTATAGAAGCTATAACTAAGTCTACAGGGATTAAAGCTGTAGTTGATGCATTAGTAGACGATTGTGGTTGTGCAGCTCGTAAAGAGTCTTTAAATAAGTTATTTCCTAATAGAAAACTAAACGACTTATCAAATGAAGACTATGACTACTTAAGCAAATGGTTTAAAGCTGATAAAAAGTCTGTTAAACCTAAAGAGCAACTAGAATTAGTAGCTATATACAATAGAGTATTTAACTCTAAGAGAAAGATCACTAATTGTGGTCCATGTCTAGCAGGTGTAGTCAGAGAACTAAAAGAAATCTTTGTCAATGTCTAAGGAACTAAACACTAAGAAGCTCTTTAAAATGCCACTTAGAGAGCTTTACAGTGTTGCTAACCAAATGGCTGTTAGGCTTCAGTGGTTACATTCGACAGGCAAAGAAGGCACCGAAAAATACAATAGACTAGCAGGTGAACTTTATCACGTTGCTGCTATAGTAGAAGAGAAAGAAAAGTTAAAAGAAAATAAGAAGTTTAAATATTAATTTAAGAAGGGAGCTGAAAATAGTTCCCTTTTTATTTGGTGGTTACATATATATTTTGTATGTTTGCATCAGAAATAAAACGAAATAATAAAGTTTCGTTATAATACTATAAACCTTTAAAAATTAAAATTATGAGAACGATTAAAAAAACAAAAACCTTTAAATTACTGCTATTATTATCTTTACTATCGGTAGCATTATCTTCATGCTCACCTACAGATGAATTATCAAGAGAGGTAACTAGCGTAGATAATGTAGATGAGTCGGATCCTTGGGTGCAGTCCGTATTTATTATAGTAGGATATAATGACTCATGGGATGTTTGCAGTGAAAGCATTGAGCCTGTTTATATTAAAGAGCCTATTTATGAGTTGGTTCTAGCTGATATAGATGAGGATACAAAAGAGCTTATAAGTATTGTTGAGGTCATTAGTGATGCAGATTCAATTTTTCAGCAGTACGAATTCTACAGTAACGGATATAATTACGAAGATATACCTAACTTTAACCCGCACCCTTACACTAGATACTTTATAGAGTTAAACTCTGATAGTGATGGGTGTTCTTATCCTTTAGTTATAAATCCTAACTTAGATATTCAAGAGCAGTTAGACACTCACTTGAACCCTAATCTTTTTGAGAGTTGTTTCAACTACTATGGATGGAACATGGATGAGGTTGATTCAGTTTTAAATTGCGACTACACTAACTCGTGGCTCAATTAATATAAATAATAATAAATAATATAAACCCTTAAATAAATAAATTATGAAGTTCAAACAATTAACAAGTAAAGACAAAGACCTTATTAAAGCTTACTATAATAAAGGAGGCAATAAGAGAGCTGTTCAAAAAGCACTAGGTGAAGTATTCGGAGTAAGTGGGCGTAGTGTACGTACATGGGCTAACAAGCTAGGTCTAGTAGTAGATCAGGACTCATCTGACTTTAGAGTCATGATATACGATATTGAAACGTCTAGAGTAACAGCTAAAGTATGGTGGACAGGTAAACAATACATAGGACATAAACAGTTATTAGAAGAGCCTAAGATTATCTCTATATCTTATAAGTGGTTAGGAGAATCTAAGATTCATGCTTTAACTTGGGATAAGAATCACTGTGATAAAGACATGATTACTAAGTTCATGAAGGAGTATAATAGTGCTGACATGGTAGTAGGTCAAAACAATGACAGATTTGATAACAGATGGATTAACGCTAGAGCTATGAAGTTTGGAGTACATTTCAATACGTTTGTTAAGTCATTTGACATTATGAAACAGACTAAGAGATTATTTAGACTCCCTTCTTACTCAATGGACTATATTACTAAGTTCTTAAACGTAGAGAATAAGCAAACACATGAAGGTATTAAGATGTGGGATATGATTCAAGATGGTAATAAGAAGCAGCAGAAAGAATATCTTAAAAAGATGGTAGCTTATAACGTTGGTGATATTGTATCTACAGAGGCTATGTATGTTAAACTAAGAAAGTATATGAATCACAAAGTACACTTTGGAGTATTGGCAGGTAAACCTAAGTATAGCAGCCCTACAGACGGGACTACTGATGTAAGCTTACTAAGAGTGACATCTACAGCTTCAGGAACTTTACAGTACATCATGCAGTCTAATACTGATGGAGTTCAATACAAGCTTAACA